AACCTGACATATCAGCACCAGCAATTCTAGAGATATAAGCAGCCCTTCTTGGATTAGGAAGTAACCCAGTAATATTCTGAGTATAAGGATGTGTTGCAAAACGACCCCATGTTTGTCTAACTTTATCTAACGCACTTTCAGGATTCATATAAGCCCAATGAGTTCCTCTTAATTGAGCCCTACCTCCGAGATCTTTCATATACCTGCTATAAAAATCAAGCCAAGGCTTTCCGAAAGGTGCAAGGAATCTAATTTCATTAGCCGTACCATTAGACATATGGAATTTCAACATAAAGTCGTCTATCTCTTTCTGTGCAAATTCCATAGCTCTAGCGTTTATATAATTTTCAGTAACCTTTCCCTGTTGCCACAACTGTTCATCCATCAAGGAAGCTCCATATAAATCAGCTGTATATTGAGGGTCAGCCATAGCTATCGAATCAAATTCATCTAGACCTAAGTCCTCGTATCTATGTATTGTCTTACCTTGACTCTTAAAAAGTTCTTCAAGTCTAGCTTTCTCAACAGCATAAAATTTATTAGACATCATATTTGCCCTATTCCAAGCAGGATCTCCAAACATTTTCTGCATTATAGTTGTATCACTCCCTCTACGACCAGTTAGACTCTTAAACCATTGAGGTCCTGCTCCTGGATTATGCTTTACTCCTGGTACTGCAATTTTTCCTAATACACTAGCTGGAGGCAACGCTTTAGCATCTCCACCTGCCCTCTTTATAGCAGCTTCAATTAAACCATTCCATACCTTGTCTGCATTAGTTTGTGATAAATGGAAAGTGTACCATTTCCTCGTACCTTCCATTAATGCCCAAGCATCTTCAGGTGTTTGCAATCCATATACTGGATTTTCACCATCATATAATCTTGTACCTCTTAGATAATTAGCATCACTAGATCGGACCCAAGCTTCCCAGCCTTCAGTACCCTTAAACTTAGCTTTGGGGTCATAAGGAAGAGTATTGTATTCAAAAAAGTATCTATCTCCCTGGAGATTTGTCCTTATATAATCCTCAGTATATCCTGTTTGCCTAGAAACCTTTCCTAACAGAGCTGTATCCACAGCCCAATCACCCTCCAACAGTATAGGATTTTTAGTTAAACGAATTCTATCTTTCTCCCCAGCTTTATTAAGTACCTCAATGACATCGTCTTTTTTAGCATTTGCCCAAGTTTGCTCAGCAGGTCTTAACATTCCAGTTCTAACAAAAGGTTCCTTTGGTCCTATATTTGCACCTCCGTAAGAGGCATCCCATGTATTTAGACTTACCGTTGAATATCCATGATGGTTTCCACCTTTTATAACTTCCTCTATAGGCATTGGTTTATAAGTTGTATTAGTACTAGGATTAATTGCTAATTTTGCATCTTCTAATTTTACGGTCTCGTAAAGATCATCTCCCAGAAGTGCATTTGTAAGTGCTTCTGCTTGATTTACTGTTTTCTCTGGATCTCCTTTAGCCCAAGAATCTTTTAACCTATAACCTTCATCAAGTTTTTCTTGTAATTCCTTTTTTAATTTTGGATTTTGTTCTAGCCACTCTTCCCAAAGTTTCTGGTATTCAGCTTTGCTTTGAGCATAATCACCTTTTCTTAAAATACTTCCTGGACCAGGAGGTTGTCCTTTACCAGACTTTTTAATATCTTTCTGCCAGACATCTTCAAGTATTTTTCCTTTATATTGTCCCTTAGAGAATATTGCATTTTTTGCTGAAAACTGTTTCCCGAAATCATCGCCCTTAGTAGAAACTTCTAAAGTCCCTATATTAGGTCTTAGTTTCTTTCCACCTGTAGTAACCCTTTTGTATTCCTGAGCAAATACTCTAAATCCATAATCATCTAGAAGAGAGTTAACGTGTGCTAAAGCATGGTTCCAATACCCAGGATCTCCTGACCTTAACAATTGTATTTCTTTACCCATATCTAGACCCATTTGA